CACTGGAATCCAGCAACACTGACATAATACATGAACTGGTATTTCTGGTTTATTTGGATCATTAACTTCAAATACACTTCCATCCATCATCTCACAATAAGGACAGGTATTTGGACATAAAGCTGATGCCCACATAACTTTTTCAATGGTTGCTTCATCAATAAATATTTTAGTTTGTACTGCATCAAAAACTCTTCCTTGTTCATTCATTAATAATCTATAGCTTTCATAATCTGATTTATTAAATACTTCTTTGATTATTTCAGATGCTTCTCCCAAAGTAGAATTATTAAGTAGTACCTTATCAAATGCTGAATATAGCTTGCTAGCAAGTTTTCTCTTATTATTTAAAATTCTATTTTCAAAGCTATCTCCCTTATAATCCTTAAATATTATTTCATGAGTGAATACTGGATTTAATAATATATTTTTATCACCTCCAATCACATCAACGTGTTTCTCATAAGCATTTTTTACAATATCGTCTAAAACACTTTCATCGATTTGCAATTCTTCTTGTGCTAATGCTTTTGTTTCCTTTATAACCTTCTGTTCTACTTCACTCAATATTGCTTTCCTTTGAAATCTATTAACTGAGAACCTTCCATCTTTAGAATAGTTCTCAAAATAATCCATTAATAATAGAAGAAACACTCCTTTCAATCGTTTATGTCTTTGTTTAGCTTCCTCAGCTTCAGCATTTGCTTTTTCTATTGCTTCTTTTTTAATTTCTAGTATCTTTTCCTTCAACATCTACTTCCTCCTTCCATTTTTCAAAATCAATTTGATTCTGTTCTACTTCAAATTTTGAAACTTCAAGCTTAGGATTTTCTACAAATGGCAATAACGTCAGCAAGGTTTCTTGTGAGCATACATTTTGAAGCTTTACAATTACATCTGCAAGTCCTACTAAATCAGTTGGAAGATTCCTTGTAAATTTTATTGCCACATCTCTATAATCAAATTGTGTACCTTCTTTTTTAGACAAAAAAATAAAAAGGTTCTTAAGCCTCTGCCTAATTACCTTTTCCATAATCGCCTGTCTCATTGCCACTCTATTTTCAAGATTTAAAAGTTTATTTCTAAGTGCTAGTGAAGATGTGTTACTTGCCCAGTTTTCATTGAAATTTACTTCATCCATCATGTCATAGATTTTTCTTTCAATATTCTCTAACTCATTTTTCACAAAGGAATCATTAATATCTTTAGTAAGCCATTTGACTGCTCCACCTTTTGGTACTTGAATGATTCCCATTGATTTCATTTTAAGTAAATCCTCTTCTTCAATCTTTGCATTTTCAATGACTAGATAGGCATTTCTATGATCTGCTATTTCATTACATAAATCTGAATTAATAGCATTATAGGCATCTAATAATGAAATTACATCTTGAAAACCACTACTTCTCTCAGTATTTGCTGGACATACTATAACAGGAACTCTTCCAAATATATGGTTATGCCTTCCTATTTCCTTTAGACCATTTCTATTTTCTACTTCATAATGTATAATCTCATTATCTGTATAGACATCCAAATACGTCTTACCATCAAACTGTTTTTTAAATTTGTTAATGGCTAATAATACATTCCTATCTGCTGTACCATCTTCTAATACATAAAAATTCAGTGGATTTAAAACAGTAGAACAAAACTCTCCATCTTGATTAATATAATTCAATTCATAGCTCTCTCCAAATATCTCACTTTGTTTTCGAAGTACAATGTTGTGTTCCTTATCCCAATGGCTCATATTTTTATCAATAGCATCAATAATAGCTTCATCATCAGTTTTAGACACAAAATTAACAGGCTTACCCAATAGATAGCCTGTTTCATTATCAACGAATTTTCTAGGGAAATTAAAAACCAACTTCATATTGCTCCTACTATCTTGCATGGCATACTCTTTCAAAATACTATGTTTGCCTTCATAGTAGTCTTGATATGTTTGCTTAGATAGTGCTGTTTTTTCAAGTTCCTTTAAACATTCTAATATTAAATTTTCTTTTACTTGCAAATTATCAGCTCCTTTTTTATATTTTATTGTCGAATATATTGCCAACAAATTCCTTTAGTGGTACGATTAATTTGTCAAAATATTTCAAGAAAGGGGGATAAATATATGAGTAGAGATATATCAGGGGATTTCGGTAAAAGATACTTACTTAATACAAATACTGGAGTAGCACATGATTTAACCAAAAATGAAGATGGTTGTAAAATTGACGAAATCAAAGAAGAACATATTTATCTATCAGATTATCTATATAGCGAAATCAAAAAACATGAATCTTATAAAGAAGAATGTGACTATTGCATGAATCCTGATGGCTAATTATTTACAAACTTCTATCAATTCGAGAATATCGTCTGTTCTTAGGTATAATGGCGATATTCTCCATTACTTCAATAGTATTTTTAACTATAGTTTTATATTCATCTATGGATAATTCATACTTATCAATTATTTCTAACATTTCTTCTGCTACTTGTTTAATTAGCTTGTTTTCCAACTTAATCATCTCCTAAAATAATAATTTTCTATCATAAAACTTCAATTTCTGTACACCTTGAATCAATTGAACAGCTCCGTATAAGCTATCTGGTGCATCATCATTTTTAGCAAATTTATTATAATCCTTCACTTGGTTGTTATAACTCACATTAGAAGAATTGAACAGTATACGTCTTTTCTTTACATCTGGCTCAAGGCTCATAATTCTTTCATGCTTGTTTCCTCTACTATTCACTTCATCCACTGGTGTGTATATTTTATTTTTCCAAAGTTCCTCTTCAAACTTCTGCTTCATATAGCTTTGTGCTTGGTTGACTTCAAATCCAATTTTATCAGGACTATAATTTTCTATCTTTTCAATAGCCACTTTAAATAAATCATCAGGAAGTAATTTATAGATATTCCCATCAATCACATACATCTGCTTTGTTTTTCTATGCTGACCCAATACCGTAATGGCACTATAGTCATTTCTTTTTCCTGCTTTAATAGCTGGGTCAATATAAACCACAATTTCCATCTCTTCAAACTCAGGTAACTTCTCCCAATATCCAATATCCTGAAATACATAATCATCTGTACTTCTTGGATCATTTTGCATTTCTTTATAAAAAGATTTATCTCCCATACTTTGCTTCTTACACATTAGATAATAATAGTCCAAATATTCATCCCATAATATTTCTGTTTCCTCAAGCATTTCTTGTTTTTGGGCATAAAAAAAAGACTTAGCAGTTTCTATCCTGTCTAAGTCCTTCAAATTATTATATAGTTTTTCCCACTCACTCCATAAATCATCTCGTGCTGACCAGCTTATAATAGCTGATTTCTTTATACTTCTAACCCCTGGAATTCTTCCCTTAAGTAAATCAGACATCAAATCCTCTTCGTGAAGAATTGTTCCTACTACAAGAATATTGGTATCCTTTGTACCTATTGGTATTACTACATCTCTAAATGTAGCTTTTACTTGGTCACGCTTTGTTTCTGATTTAGCTGTATCATCTTTTAATAGGTCATCCAATAATACCAATGTTGGTCTATGCTGCTTATAATGTATTCCCCTTAAAGAACCATCTATTCCTCTAATCATAATACAAGAATCAAGTCCTCCTCTACTTTTAATCCATATTTCATTATTATTCCAGCGACTGCCTTTTTCAATTCCAAAGTCCTCTTTTAGTAATTGATTGTTTTCAAGTTCATCTTTTATCATATCCAAGAATGGTAATGCAATTTGTTCTGTAGCTGAAATGATTAATGTAAATTGAGATTTATTGTAGAGTGTAGAATATAAAGGAAATAAAAAAGAGTTAATCGTTGACTTTCCATGCTCCCTTGGGAGTCCAAAAGCCTCAATCAACCCTTTATTATTTAGCATATATTTTAATTCAGTAAAAAGCTCCCTGTGAAATTTCCCAAATTGTCTATCAAAATACTTAGGAAAATAGCAGAGAGCAAAAAATTCGATATCAAGTTCTCCAAGAAGTTTTCGGAGTTCTGAAAATGTAAATGTTTCTATTAGTTCTTTTATTTTTGATGGAGAGAAATTCTTCTCCATGTATTGTTTTAGTAATTGGTTTTGCCTTTTAAATTCTTGTTTCAATAATCATCACCCCCTCTCACAGCTCAATGTAAAATTGACTATTTTCTTTTATAACATTTATCGATCTATTACTTAATTTATACTTATCTTTTTTAGTGCATAAAATAATTTCTTCTTTATAGGTTTCCTTACCATCCTTGAATTCAATAGTAGTTTTATATATATTGTATTTGAAAATAATATTAAGCATTGGATTAATATAAATTAAATCATTTTTAATGTATATATATCCGATAAATATCCATAATATTGAAAATTGAATTATTCCTGAAAAACTACTCAAATTTAAAGTAATGAAAGGAAAAATGTATATTGAAAAATATGTCAACACATATTCATAATTCAAACTAGTAGCTTTAGCTATTTTAACTTTAAATGCACTTCCTGAATATTTCGCCATGTCTTTTAGCATATATTTAACTGAAAAATATGAAAAAATTATCAATCCCAAACAAGCTATAATCAAATAAGTCTCTGGATACATTGCCATACCTTTAATAGCCTTTTTTAATAACTGCGTGGATTGAAACAATTGACTTAATTCAATATCTTTTCTTCTTAATATTTCTAAGCACTTTGTTCCTAAAGAACTTACATTTTGAACAAGAATAATAATATATAGAGGAAAATAAGATGATATAAATAAAATTCGACTATTTCGAAGCTTTGATTTTTTAAACATGTAGTCACCTCCTCTAGCAAACTTGACTTTACTTAACTTACAGCCTTGACACTTGTTGCAAAATATTTTCTCATGTCAACAGCATCTTTAACACAACAGCCACAAATCAACTTCATTACATCGGATATATTGCATTGTTTATTTGAATAATTTATTTTATTATCCTCAACTTTAACTTTTAAACCATATTCATCAACAACCTCTTTTGCAGATTTAATATTATTTTTAAGCCATTTCAATCTATCATTTTGTACTACATAAACTAATTTTCTTACAAGATTACCACTGTCAAGACATCTCAATGAAAATTCATCAAAATTCTCAATAACATCTTCATTCTTTAGATCTTCAAGTGATTCATTTACATATTTCACATACTCTTCTTTAAAAGAAAAAAATAATTCAAAATAATACTTACTAATAATATATGTAATGTCATTAATTTCGATAGCATCAATTTTCAAATCTAAAGAAAAAATCTCTTTATTTACTTCTTCAATGTTTCCATTTAAAAAACTTAATTTTCTATTCTCATTAATTGATTTTGAAATCGAATACTTTCTAAATAATGTCATTTTTTCATCATTATTATTTTTGAATACTATTGCATATCCCCATATTTTATTTATATCAACATCAATTTCAGAAGCTTTTTTAGAATGAATATTATTTGTAAGTTTTATAAACTTACTCATAGTATCAATATTTTTCGTATCCAATTTTTCAATGCAATCTGCTTCAGAACCTATCACATCAAAATCATTAATTACTATATTTTTATATTTGTCTATGCTTTCTCGATAGTCTTTAATTAATGATTTCTTTAGTTCATTAGGCATATTACAATAAAAAGAATCATAAATATAATCTTTTTCAACTTTATCATATTCTCGTATAATGTAGTAAATTTGAAATTCTGAATCAAACTCTTTAAAAAAATTGTCTAAAATATTTTCTAATGTATTATTACTCATGTTTTCTCCTCCAATGATTATCTTTAATAATATAATTATACATCAAAGTAGAAAATATTTCCTCATAACTAAATATATTAAAAAGTTAGACAAAATTTTTATCAAAAAAATTTCCACCCCTCCTACTGGCAGCCTCTCTCCCTCAAATAGAAGTACCCCTCCCATTTGAAGACAAAAAAAGAATGGTATCTCTACCACTCTAATCCTTCAAGTGCTTCTATCTTATCACTTTCAGTAGTTAAGGTATATATATTAGTAGTTTGAATATTATCATGTCCAAGTATCTGCTGGATAGTTGTTATCGGCTTACCTTCTCGGACTAGCTTATATCCTAGTGTATGTCTTAATTTATGGGGAGTTATGTCTATTCCTAATCTATCTCCGTATTTTTTTAATATAAGGTTGATGGCATTTCTTTTTAAAGCTCCTCTTTGCCCTATAAATAAATGATCCTCTGCTGATTGCTTTCTCACTTTCAAATATTCATTGATAGCTTTTCTAGTATCCTTATTTAAAGGAACAGTTCTTACTGCATTTCCTTTGCCAAGTACCACTATTTTGCCTTTT